CTCTCTCAAGGAAACCAAACTCTACTTTTGCACCTGATGGAAAGTTCCAAAGTTTTTCTACTTCTCTAAACTTAGCACCGGGAAAGGCTTGTGGATATAATTCTCTAGACTTATCAATCATCTCTCTTAGTTCTGGCATAGACCTTCTAAGTATTAATGCTCTATGTGCTGACCTATGTGCATATCTTAAAGGGTCAACAATCATAGCGTAAGACTTACCTCCACCTGCAGCTCCACCATAAAGTACATCTTTTTCACCAGAAGCTAAGAAGTCTGTCTGTGGTCCTTCGTTAGCGTGAAAGAATACATGATGGTTATCTAATATTTCTTTTACTGCTTGGGGTAGTGTGTCTAAATCACTAGGCGTAACAATACCTTCTTTAGTATCATCAAGCTTTTCTATTGTTTCTTTTTGTTTTTTGTAAGATTGTTTAGCACTATTTAACTTTTCTTCAAGTTTCTTAATGTTCTTTTGTTTACGCGTGATAGTTCTGCGTACTGCAGCTTTAGCATCTTTAGAAGGTCTACCACCTTTCTTACGAGGTGTACCATCTTTATTCTTTACAAAATTGCCTTCGCTATCTTGCAAGTAAAGATTCGGGTTCAGTTCCCAATCTTTCGCTTCGTAATCCATATTTCTTATCTATGTGTTTTTTTAATCCGGGAGCAGACATACGTCTGTCAGTTTTGTACTCTAACCAATCACATGCAGCTTGTAAAGATATCTCTTCGTTTACTACCATGTTCTCTGCTACTTGTAGAGCTTCTAATTCGTCTTCTATAGGTTTTAAGAAACTACTAGCTTCAGTATCTAACCTATACCCGAAAGGTATAGTAGAAGTAGTTCTTTTAATATATCCTTCTTGCATGTTACTTCCTATACTTAGCAGTTTTCTTAGCTACTTTTTTAGGTTGAGAGGAATGTTGTTTTCCTTTTGCAGTGTCTGCTTTTTTCTTTCTTGTAGTTGCTGCGTATTCTTTAGAAGATAATGCATTAATCGCTTTCTTAGGGAGATACCTCTCACCCGTTTTTGCAGACGGCTTACCACTTTTAGTACCCCAGTCTTGCTTTGTCCAATTCTTAAGACTTTTTTGTGGTTTTTTTAGTGTTGCCATTAGTCATTGGTCCGCTTGTTGATGTAACTTTTGTCTTAGTTACTTTCTTTGTTTTAATTGGTGTTAAAGATTTTTTAAATATCTTTGAGTAACACTTCTTTATTTTATCCATATATTCTTTTATCATTTTTTATAGCCACCTCCAGCAGCTTTATATTTCTTTGCGAGGAGCTGGGCTTTTCGAGCAGACCATTGACCGGCATTACCTCCAGAGGTACCCCGTTTGACCGACTCGAAAAGTCTCTTACGCAAAGTTGGCTTGGTATAATTACCAGCACTGTTTACGGTTGATTTACTTTTCTTTTTTACTGCCATCTTTCTTTCCAAAAATTACATCCCAGTTATCTCTATATTGTTTTGTATAAACACCGGGTCTAGGGTTTGCACCTTTAGCACCGTGAGTCTTCTTATATATAGGTGACTTGAATGTCATAGGTTTTTCATCACTGCCTATTTGTTTTCCCACTTTACCATTTCTCCTTATTAGCCCAGTAAGCTGCAGACATCTTTCCTTTAGCAATATTCTTGCCGTGTCTAGCTTTAAAAGACTTTCTTTTTGCTTTCATCTTATCAGATTCTCCTGCTTTAGGACTACCTGCTGTTGAAGCTCCTTGTTCTCCGAACCTAATCATCTTAATAGTGCTGCCTTCTTTAGCTAACACTACATGTGACTTAGTAGGATGTTTAGGAGTTCTTTTAGGTTTATTATAACCTGAAAAAGTTTCTCCTCTATATTCAATACTCATTAGTGCACCACTCTGTTTAAAGACATACTGGGTTTATGTACTAACTCTTGGAGTTCACCAATAATTAACAAACCATATATCTCTGCTATTTCATCTGCTGACTCTAAACAATCAGCTCTTATAATTGGTCCTATAGTTCTGGACTCATCATCTCCTAACTCAGTCAGGAATATCTTCGTAACTTCCATCTTCAGTTTCCTTTAAGTCAATCGTATGCTTCTCAGGTAAGATAAAAATACCACCACTAACATTATGATTGATATCTACCTTATCTGTCTTAACAACACCAGCTCTATCTAGTATTGTTTGAGCAGCCTGAAGCTTATTGTTAGCTTGAGGCACAGGCTTATCTGATTTCATAATCTGTATAAGCTTGAACGCTGCTGTAGGGGCTTCCCTTGCAAGTACGTCTGAGGCTAAATCTACTACTTCGTGTTTAAGTGATTTTAAGATTTGATAGTGATTCCCCGCATATCCTGCAAGTTCCGCTGACTTTTTGAAATCCCCACCGGTCTCAATAAGATTGTTCAAGAATGCTTCTTGTTTCTCAGTAAGGTTCTTTTTCTTCTCTGGTAGGTAACTCATGTTTCTATTATATGAACTATTTACCAGTTTGTCAAGTACTTTATAAGTTTTTAAAGTATTTTTAAATGAGACTTGACAGATTAAGAATAAATGTGTATAATGAGTGTAACGGCTTCCCCGGTTCAACACATACCAAGCACCCAAATAATTATTAACGACAGGATGAAAACCTAGGGGTTTCCTGTGTGTAAAACTATATAAACTTTACAAGCTTTAAAAGTTACGCAGCCAACTGGTTAATACTCATATTGGTTAGAAATGTATGTGTTTTATATATATGGGGGGTACCCGGTATGGCGTTCCTGCCCCCCCTTATAATATAACATAACTAAATCGTATGACACTGTATAAACGTACAGTACTGGACAATCTGCCAAATCCCTACACTAATTTCATAAACTTTGCAACTGTGCAAGTGTTTAAACAACCTGTACAAATTTTATACAGTACAAATTTTATACACTTTTAAATTGACTAGTTTATAAGCCCCTAATATAACCTTTTAAAGTGTACATTATACTTTTAAAGCATAGATACACTTTGCAAAGCTTCTAAGCCCCTCTATTGAACGCTCACCACTTCCCCAGTGTTAACACCTCTTTTGTCTGAACTCGATTGCACTGTATGTTTGTACAGTATAAAAATAGTTGGTTTTATTTGCTGTTTTCTATTGCGTTTAAACAAAATCTTTAGTAAACTTGTCTCATGGAAACGAAAACAGCCCAAATATCAAGTGTCAAGTACACTTTACAGGGCAACATAAAGGAGAATAGAATGGATACATTACAGATAGAGAATAATATGACTAGGGAAGTTTGGCTTAATATGAGTACAGATAAATTAAATGATATGGTGTTTAAACAGGCTGGGTATGTAGTGCCATCAGATAGAAAAGTCTCTTGCGGATTTCCTGCAAGTGGTGGGAGAAGTGGTTCAAAGAATATGACTGTTGGAACATGCCACAATAGACTCAGTTCTAAAGCAAATGTAAATGAGATTTATATCTCACCTACTCAAGCGGATAGTTTAGAGGTACTGGGAATATTAGCCCATGAATTAATACATGCTATTGATGATTGTGAGAACGGACACAAGGGACTATTTAGAACGATAGCGGTTGCAATAGGATTAGAGGGCAAGATGACAAGCACCCACGCTGGGAAAGAGTTGACGGCAAAGCTTGAAAAGATTGTGCAAGAACTGGGAGAATATCCACATGCTGAAGTGTCAACGGGTAACAAGAAAAAACAAGGTACTAGAAATATCAAAGTTGCTTGTTCCTCTTGTGAGTTCTCTTACAGAACCAGCCAAAAGAATATAGACCTTATGAGCAACGCAATCTGTAACAGTTGCGGAGAGGATACCTTAACGATTGACTAAACCCCCCACGTTTAAACGCCTCCTTAATTGGGGGCTTTCGTGGTATAGAAACAACATTTACGGGAGTAAATAAAATGAACGAAGATAGAATAAGATTAGAAGAAATAATATTAGAATGTAAGATTGAAGAAATAAATACTTTTATTACAGAATTCACAAAGAAAAAAGAAGTATTTGACAAGGGGATAGCGGGATATTCTACAGACTCTGCAAAATATTATTTTTTAATTAAATTATTAAATAGATTAATTGATTTAGAAAAAGAAGAATTTACAAGGAGTGCATAAAATGAAAGTAAAAAATATGACAAGTAACAACGGCAACAAAGTTGCTAATCAATTTATTATTATTGATGATAATAATGATATGACTTTTCAAAGCTACGAAAGTTCAATAGCTAAGAAGATTCATAACGGGCTAATATATCTTGATGAGTACTACTGGGATTATTCAGTAACAACTGGCAAATATAGAAATCAATTCTTAAACGAGGGCATAGCCGACACAAGGAAAAAGATTGCTAGTGGTGAATACATACTAACTGATTTAAATAGTTAGTATTAAAATAAGCCCCCATTAATTTGGGGGTACTGTTAGCTTTTTAAAATACATAATAAGAGAGGTCGACTGTGCGTGATTGTTTTATAACTTTAAAACGGGGGGTAAGTTTTGGTAAGTTTCTAAGATATAAACGCTGGTGATAATGCATTATAAGTCTGGGTGATGCGACTCATTGTAAGCCCTTATGTTTAATTATTAAGGTAAGCCTAGCCCTAGTATCTAAAAAGTCTAAGCTCGATTCGGCTGTATGTTTATACAGTAGTGTGTCACCTAACATATTTTATGTAAGATGTAAAGAAATATATTAGTAATAAAGTTAAATAAATATGTTGCTTTATCTTGACACGTCATATAAATTTAGGAGTAAGAAATAAACAAATAGCTAGAGGGCTAATATGATAAACCAACACAAAATAGAAAATGTTTTACATGCTGTCAATGTGGCATTAGATAATATATCTTTGGGAGATTTGAGTAAAGATAAAGTATTAGATGATGTAGCAAGGACTCTTAAAACTTTAAGAAAGGTTGAACTGTTAGAAGAAATGAGAAAAGAGGGGGTGGCGTAATGGAACATAAATACAAAAGCTTTACAGACGATAAAGAAAAGATGAGAGACTTTTACATCTTATCAAAGATAGAATTTTTGAAATCGTATTCATACCTAATTGAATTAGAGTATGACTTAACTAAAAAAGAGGTGGCGTAATGAAAGTAACTAAAATACCAGACTTATGTGATGATGAATACATATATGGATTTCAAATAATAACTTTAGGATATGCAATAGATTTATATTTATCTTTTGATTGTCTTAAAAAGTTTCATGTATGGTATGAGAGAGAGGACAAATGCTTAGTTATAAAATTAAGTTTTATTAATATACAATTTACAAATTTAAAAATTGCACAAGAATGGTTCTCATAAAAATATGATACATAAATATAAAGTAATAAGTAAACATAACCCTAGCTGTATTGATGGTGGTTACATGGAGTATATACATTTTCAAGATGAACCTATACAGGGAATAGGGAAAGGCTCTACAAAAGAAGAAGCTTTTGAGGATGCTCTATACTGGGTAGAAGTTATGTATGAGTTTGAACCAGATATAAATAACTATGATATAACAAAAATAGAGGAGAAAGACAATGACCTATATTGAATATGCCATTGAGC